ATGGTACGTCTGGAGCAACAGGCAATGCCGACTTTGGTTATTTTGCTGGTGGTCAACCTGGTTCAAAATCAACAGTAGACCGTATTGATTACTCTAATGATACTACCACGGCATCACCTAAGGGACCATTAAGTGCTGGTAAAGCATACATTGGAGCAACAGGTAGTTCTTCCTTTGGTTACTTTGGTGGTGGTGATCCTGGCAATACATCAACAATGCAACGTATTGATTATTCTAATGATACCGCAACAGCATCTGAAAAAGGACCATTGAGTCAAGGTAGAAATAGACTTGGAGGAACAAGTGCCAGAGCACATGGATTCGTTCCAATCGGTCCAGTATTTGTCGAAAATATTGTAACTCAATCCTATCCAATTACATCTTTTGGTTACTTTGCCGGTTCTCCTAGTAATACATCAACCATAGAACGTTTTAACTTTAATAATGACACTGCAAATGGAGTAGTGAGAAGTAACTTAACTGAACAACTTGCTTATGCTACTGGAACCGGCAGTGATAGTTTTGGTTATATTGGTGGTGGATATGGTTATACCAGTCCTTCAACTCAACGGTCAAAAGTAGAACGTCTTGATTATAATAATGATACTGCAACAGCAGTAGCAAAAGGACCATTAACTGTTGCTAGGTATTATCTAGCAGCAACCGGAAACAATTCTTTTGGTTATTTTGCTGGTGGTTATAATGGTTCTGCCAATGTATCAACAATAGATCGTCTGGATTATTCTAGTGATACAACAGCAGCAGTAGCAAAAGGATCAATGACCATCATTAGGCAACAGTTTGGTGCAATGGGTAATCAATCATTTGGTTACTTTGCCGGTGCATGGGTAAGTAATTCAATAGTAGACCGTGTTGATTACTCTAATGATACTCCTACTGCATCAGCAAGAGGTAATTTGGCTACAGCAACAGGTCGTAATACGGCAGTAGGTAATGCTAACTTTGGTTATGTTGTTGGTGGATACAGTCCTAAAACACTTGTGCAACGTATTGATTATTCAAATGATACTGCCACGGCATCACCCAAAGGACCTGTAACTGAAGGTGCGGACAGATCGGCAGCAGCAGGTAATCTTGACTTTGGATATATATCTGGAGGTGAACGTGATCAACCTAGTCAATCTACGTGGGTAGATCGCATTGATTATTCTAATGATACTGCAACGGCACTAAGGAAAGGTAGCTTAGCTGTGGAAAGATCGGACCATGGAGGATTTGCACCAGCAGGAAATGCTAATCCACAATAATATGCTATAATAAACAAAACACTGAATATATGATTGATAATCCACTGACTCATATTTTAATTCGACCTAATGTAATTTCTCCCGAGGGTATTCTGGAGATGGTGGAACATATTAAACAATCACCCTGTGAGGACCTGTCTGTATTTGATTCGGAAACGACAAATAGAACAGGTGAGACATCATGGCAGGTTGATAAGAAGACAAGAGACACACAAATTGTTGATATGGGACCATTGTTTCCCAAGATTACGGAACTTCTTCATCATGCCGTAAAGGAAATCATCAATCCTTTTTATGGTATTGAGGTTGATAGTAGTGAAGTTCCACAGGTTTTATCTTACGGAATTGGTGGACACTATAAACCTCACATTGATGGAGAAAGTATCTGGGTCACACCAAAGGGAGAACACATCTGGAAGAAATCTACCGATAGGGATATCTCAATGGTGTTCTATCTGAATGATGATTTCGAAGGTGGTGATTTTATTTTCCCAGAACATCACATCCGTGTGAGACCAGAACCTGGTATGATGGTTTGCTTCCCTTCCAGTCACTTTTATATGCACGGAGTGGAACCAGTGACAAGAGGAAAGAGATATAGTATTGTGTGTTGGGCTACTGTGAAAGGTCAACCAAGTATGGACGAGGTTAATAATCAGTTGTCACAAGAATATGGAGTTCCTGTAATTTAAATTATGGCAAACATTTTGGGATTGAACTTTGGACATGATGGATCCGTGTGCCTTGTTAAAGATGGAAAGTTGGAGTTTGCCATTGGTACGGAAAGAATTACAAAAGTTAAAAAACAGCAGGCATTTACTGACGAGATTATTAATTACGTTTTAGATTCTTGTGCTATGACACTCGATGATATTGATTGTGTTGCCACTAATGATTTCAAACAAGAACTTTTTGGTAATGATTATCTTGTAGATAACTTTGTTATTCAGGGTAAAGAACTTAAGTGTTATATCATTTCTCATCACCTGGCACACTGTGCATCAGTTTTTTATACCAGTCCATTTCATGAGGCACACTGCTTCAGCATGGATTGTAGTATGGGAAAAGTTGAGGCAAACTCTTTGATTGCTTATGGTCGAGGAAAGAAACTCAAAGCAATGTATTGTCCGGGTGAGATGGTCGGAGTATTATATGGTGAAGTAACAGAGAAGTTAGGACTAGGACCTGCACTTCATAAGGCAGGAACAACGATGGGTTTATCATCTTATGGAACACCCTTTGATTTTGATTATCAATCCTATACTGATGATATCAAACATAAGATGGATGTGGCAGCATCTGTTCAGAACTTGTTTGAAAATAAAGTGTTGAGTGTTCTGAATGACATTGATCAGGAATCTGACAACCTTTGTCTTTCTGGAGGATCATTTTTAAATTGTAATGCCAACTCAGAGGTGGTAAAAAAATCTAAATTTAAACAGTTTCATCACTTTCCTGCTTGTGGTGATGATGGAACATCAGTTGGTTCTGCACTTTATGTTTCACATCACATTTTTGGTGAGGCAAGATATGATTATGATGTTCCGGACATATGCTATACTGGAAGAGATTATCAAGGTCAGACACCAGATTATGATTACATAGCAAAACAACTTGCCGATGGTAAGATTATTGGATTCTTTCAAGGTAGATCCGAGTTTGGTCCAAGAGCACTAGGCAATCGTTCTATTCTTGCTGACCCAAGAAACTTTCATAATCGTGAACTCATCAATCATGTGGTGAAGAATAGAGAATGGTTCCGTCCTTTTGCTCCCGTTACATTAGAAGAATGTTATCAGGATTGGTTTGATTTTCCTATTCCCAGTCCCTACATGCTTTATACGGCACAGGTAAAGCAACCAGAGAAGATCCCTGCCGTAACTCATGTTGATGGTTCTGCCAGGTTTCAGACCGTTACTGAGCAATCTAACGAGCACTACTATAATATCATCAAAGCATTTGGTAAACTAACTGGTGTTCCCGTTCTACTCAATACAAGCTTGAATGGAAACGGACAACCCATTTTAGAGACCGAGGAAGATGCACGAGAGTTCTATGAGAGTTCTAAACTTGATATGATGATTATTAATGGTATAAATATTTGAAAACTATTCAAAGAAAATGGCAAAATATCTAAAGCATTATTGGAAGAAAAATGGTAATTGGTTGACCACTTCCAATGAAGTAGAGCAGCATCATCCAGAAGCAGACTATTCTGGTCTCGGTGTAAAGGTTTGGATGCACGATTCTGATGGTGTTGATGTCTGTCTTTCTGAAGTTCCTGACACCACTGGCATTTCTACAATCACTGTAGGTTCTAAGAATGCTGTTATTGAATTGACTGAAACTCAATTCAATTCTGTTAAGACACCTCTTGATGAAGCAGCAGTTCTTCGTCAAGAAGCAGCAACTGCCGAACAAGGTGGAGATGCAGACACAGCAGCAACCAAGAACACTGCCGCAGCAGCAAAAGAAACTGAAGCACAGAATGCACTGAACGCACTCTGATTTTTTAGTCAAAGACATTCTACTAATTAATGTGCCCCTCTCAAAGGGGCATTTTGTTTTTTTGTCTTTTATGTGTTATACTGTTCAATTGAAACTAGGTGAGATAATTCTATGAATTTCAAAATCTATTCAAAAGAAAATTGTCCTTATTGTTATAAGGTAAAAACTGTGCTAGAAATGACTGGCACAAATTTTCAAGTTTTTAAACTGGGAGAAGATTTCACGAGAGAGGAATTTTATTCACAATTCGGGAATGGATCTACATTTCCTCAAGTCATCTGTGACGACAATACTATAGGAGGATGCGTTGATACAATCAAATTTCTCAGGGAAAAACAAGTCATCAAATCTTAACATAAATAAATCACAAGATCACAGAAATCGTGGTGTTGACTTTTTATTAAACGGGGGTAAAAGAAAGCGATCTAAACATTTTCATATTATTTTTGAAAAGATGATATGCTTTCTGAGAAGGGAAGTAAACATCTATTTTGAATTTTCAATCAAAATATCCCGGAGAAAGAAAAATGTTAGCAGTTAGTTTAGTATTTGGTTCATTTCTGATCGTTCTATTTCTTATACTGGGACTTGTGATTGGTTGGACCGCAAGAGAGTACATGATGAACTATCGGGAAGTACCAAGACCTCACCCCGAAATGTTTGATGAGCAGGGTAATTTAATTCCTGATGAGGTAATTGCATTTAATTTTGAAAACTATCATGACGACAACAACGAAGAAGAAGAAAACAACAGCAGCAACGATTGAACTTCCAAAAAATCCATTTGTCTTTGAAGTTTTAGATCTTGTATCTAAGCAGAGAAGTAAAGCAAAGAAGATTGAAGTTCTTAAAAAGTATGAACATATTTCACTTAAAGCAATTTTTATTTGGAATTTTGATGAAAGTTTAAAGTCAGCACTTCCAGAGGGTGAAGTTCCATACTCCGGTTTTGAAGATCAAGCATCTTCAAATGGAACTTTAAGCACTAAAATTAGTGAAGAAACACGTAGAATGCATGAGACTGATTCATTCTCAATGGGTTCTAGTGATAAGAACGGACACACTACAATTCGTAGAGAATACAAAAACTTCTATCACTTTATCAAAGGTGGCAATGATGGCATGAGTAATGTTCGTCGTGAAACAATGTTTATCAATATTCTTGAGGGACTTCATCCACTTGAGGCAGAAATTATTTGCTTGGTAAAGGATAAAAAACTGACTGATAGATATAAGATTACCAAAGAGATTATTAGAGAAGCATATCCCGACATTCAATGGGGAGGTCGTTCCTAAATTATGAAAGTACTTCATGAAAACTGTGACCCTGAACTAGCACAAGATAAAAGTCTCCCATCTAATGCTTATATAATTGAATATAAGTCGGAAGGAACTTCGTGTTTTGATATCGTTTCGGCAGGAAAACAATCAGAAATTTTTGATGCCTACTGGGACAAGCATCGTAACAACTTCGTGACTATGAAGCAGGCAGAAGGTAGAGTTAATCCTAAGATGTGGGGTAATGAACCACCCAAAACGAAAAAGAAGAAGTGATTCCAAAAATACCGGAAAAAAAATTCGGCAAAATTTTTGACCTGTAGGGTCGCTTGACTAAATAAGGTATGAGGTCTATAATAGACCTGTCGTTCATCTCCTTATGGAGACGCAAGTAAGTCGCGGAACGGAGCGTTCATCCCATGGTAGATCTATTACTATATTCAACTATTGCCTGTGCTGATGCCGATGCTATTATGCTGAGGATGAAAGCAAACGAGGATCTCCCTCAAGTGGTAAGAATTGAGTTAGTTGAAACCGTAAAGGAATCAACACCACACTGCTATTGGGACGCAAACGACTGAAGGAACGGAGTAAAATCCC